GCTGAATAGCTGTAAATCTTCCCACCAGCAAGCGGGTCGCCGTTCTCATCAAAGAATTGCAGGAAAGGTGGGGTTAAGAGAACGGCCATTGTTCATTCCTTTTCGTGGGCAATATTATCACTTATTAACGTTCCTCACAATACCAATAGGTGTATATTCATCATTCTCTGATTTTCTGCGAATAACACCTTGTGGGGTATATGCACCTGAAAGCTTTATATAATCCAATGCAGCAGGAGTATAACTGTATTGAGGGCTTGGTGCTGAAATCTGTCTGGAAGAAACACCAGTTAAAGCCCCTGTTGTTGGAGCTGCAATTGTTGCTTGAACTGGCATGCTTCTTAATTGAGACTGTATTTTTACAGCCTCATTTAGCGCCTCAAAGCCACGAGGAGTAGTAAAAAGATTAAGTAAGTCTCTGTTGTACTGTTCTTTATTCGAGCCACGAACAGCTTCTGCTATTGCATTCAATCCCTGACGTGCAAGTCCTATCTTGTTTCCAGTAGCTGCATCAAGAGCTACATTCCCGGCGCTTTCAGCCATACTTCTTTCAATCGCCTGATTTGCCTGTGTCTGAGATCCACGCAAGAATCTCTCACCTGCTCTTGCACGTTCTACAATACGTAATAAGTCGTTTACATCTTGACCAGATTCTCCTGCGTATATTTTCAGCATCTGAACTGTATCTGAATCAAGACGAGGTGGAAGGCTACCTGATTTTAGTCCACCAATAATATCTTGAAGCTTTGCTGCGGCTGCTGCGTTACTACCCTGCGGCCCTAAAGCTTGCGCTGTACGTCGCGCTGTTCCAGGTGTGCCAGAATAAAGCTGCTGGACTACGCGCTGCGGGTCAAGCTGGTCAATGTTAGCCAGCTCACCCATAATCTGCCGATTACCTAATACTTCCGGCTGGCTGTTGTAAACAGCCCTTGCCCTTGCATAAGCTCCGCCATCTGGTCGAGTACTATTAGGCCCAGTTATTCCAGTAACGTCTAGTTTGTCAAGTTCGCTAACCAAACGGCTACGCAGCGACTGCAGACTCCTTGCTGTCGCGCTAGTAGTTCCGGGGGTTGACCGGCTGATTTCGTTACTAATCATGTCATCTAGGCCGCGCTTGATTAAATCATAAGTTTCAAGTTTAAGTCCAGATGCTACGCCACCTTTGCTACGGATTCCAATCTCACGAGCAATTTCCCCAAGCTCTTTATCGGGAATCCCAAGGCGGGTTCCTTCGTTCTGCATAATAGTGCGAGCCTGCGCCAATGCTTGCCGACCTGCCGGTGTTTCAAGTATTCTATCAAGCTCAGGAGATGCAATTGATTTGTTTGCCTGCATTGCTTCACGGTATAGCGGCCCAGCTTGCTCTTGAAGCCTTGCGGTAATATCTTTTGCTGCACCCTGACCGCGCTGTATTAATTGCTGTGCTAAATCGTCATAACTACCCGGAGCAAGTTGATTTGATAAATTCTGCAATGCCGTGTTAATCTGTCCGGGCTGCCCTGCTAATGGTTCCCCCATGCGACGCTGCAATAAAGACTGCGCGGCGCCAGCAGTTTCTGGTGTCTTTGTCAGAACAGCTTGTCTAGCTAATAAAGGGTCAACGTCAGTCTGCGCTAATAACTCGGGGAGTGTAAGTTCTATGCCAGTTCTTCTCGATATTGCATTATAAACGGCAGCCCTTTTCTGCATTTCACTCAAATCAGGGCGCATAAGAAGATCACGAACAAAATCATCTTCTGCTTTGTTGAAGCTAGCTTGTTCTGCAGCTTGTCTTGCTACTTGAGATTGACTAGGATTACCACGAGTGACGGCACCAGTAATGCTACCAGTAACGGCACCAACTCCAGCGCCAATTCCTGCACCTTGCAATCGTTCTTCTGCCGTGTCACCAGCCGCACCAGTACCGCTAACTGCTCCATATCCAAGGCCAATAGAAGCCCCTTTTGCTGCCCTTGCTGCCCTACTGCCAGTAGCAGCCCAAGTTTGAATTGCCTGATTAGCCTTAGCAAGTGATGTTGCAGCCTTAGTTATTGCAGTTGGAGCTTTTGCGGCACCAATTGTAGCACGCATACCAGCTTGTCCAAGTGCAAATGGAAGAAAACCTACAATATTAGCCATTAGAGATGTTCCTGGATTTTCAACCCAATCACGCTCTAGCTCTGAAATTGATTTTTTCCTAGCTTCTGAAATTAGTTCTGAAAATCTTGGGGCTTCGTCAATTCTTCCAGCAGCTTCAAGTCCTTTTAATACAGCATAGGCTCCTGCACTTCCAATTACATCTTGGATTTCATCTGCAAAGCCCATGCTTGCGCCTTGCTTTGCCTGACGACCAATTCTAACTAAAATATTTTCATCAATATCAGTCATTAGGTACCCACCTTCCATTAGTAAACGTGGCATGAACTCTACCAGTCTGGGGGTCTACGTCTTGGTCGCCTTCTTGATACTGCTGAATATTTTGCGTCTGTGATGCCATTGTCCTAGATGTATTAAGCATGGCGCCAGATCGTCTTGCCCGTTCCGTGCCAGTATTAACAATCTGCCTCAAATCTGATAAAGCCTTGGCAAAATCTTCTTCGCTCTGATATTGCTGCAAGCGAGTAATTGCATCCGTTGCTTTCTGACCCTCAATCTCAGTTATCTGACCACCGCCTTTTAATTGTTCAAAAGCTTGTAAAAATGACTGACCCTTTAACTGGTCAATATATGGCTGCGTCCGGCGCTGGTTTTGTGTAATCGGGTATGATGCTGCCATTCTGCCCTGAATACCAGCTAAACCGCCAACAGATGACTGAGCTTCTGGCCTTAAATTTCCTTGTTCGTCAATCAATGCTCCGATCACGTTTAGAGCATTTTGTCCCTGAGACTCAGCTTTATCAATAGAGGCCATTCTGTCAGCAGTTTCCGCCAACTTCATCTCAGGCTGAACAATTACATTTAACCCGCCTCGTCCACTTATAATATCCTCAGCCTGTCGACGTATTTCATCAGGCGTAGATAGAGGCAATCTTTCATTAGTAGCGCCCATATCACCAGCAGGAACAGGCGCACGTGCTGATGGGGTTCTGGGCGTGCTTAACGGCTCAGGAGGTGCTTCTTGATTTCCTCTTGGTGAACCAACAATATTAGACGGTGAATAAGTAGCATAACCTCCATCTTGTAGAGGTATCCCCTTCATTGTAAGCGCCTGAACAATCTGGTCATCAGAATAGCCCATACGCTTCATCTGGTTTCCTAATTGTGCTTGGAAGCTGTTTCCCCCAAACATTTGGTCAGGCTGAGCTTTCTCGGCTTCAAATTTCTGTCGCTCAAGGTCAAACATCTGTTGTTGACGATCCGCTGCTTTTTGCTGCATCTGCAAAGCTTGATCTTGCATAAACCGCTGCCGAGCTTCTTCAATGGCTGCTTTGTCATAATCTGCAAGGCTGCGCACCTTGTCAAACGCGCTCAAGTCAACTGATCTTGCCATAATCTAACTCCTTAGCCGTAAATCGGATTTTTCATATTATCAAATCCGATAATCCCACGACCGCTTAGAAGGCTTACCAGTGTGCTTGATACAGCGTTGTTGCGTCCGGCAATGCCCTGCGCTCCAACCGCTCCGATATTACTCATAATATCGCCAGCTTCACTAGCAGCAGTATAGCCGCGATTTGCCACGCTGTTAAGCTGAGAATTTTGTGACAACCAGCGATTATAGGCATCGTTGTATTCCTGATTGGCTAGGTTCTGGCCGTATTCCTGCGCAGCTTTCAATGCAGCCCCAGATTGACCCATGCCACGAGCTGCAAGGCTCTGACCAAGGGCTTTCTGCCCCTGCCCAAGCCGGAATTGATAGCCAGCATCTTCAGACAAATCGCCAGGATTAAACCCAGCTGCAAGAGCCTGTGCAAGTTGCTGATTAGCCGACGCTCCAGTTTGAGTGTATGGCGTAATTTGCTGCAATGCTGCTAGCTGAGATTTCTTCAGCTTCTCGGCAATATCATTCTGGGTCTTATATTCCATAAAGCCACTGAGGGCGCTCGTTAACGGGTTATTCATTGTTATACCTCCAGTAGTTTTAGCCGCAGACGTTGGTAATCCAACAGCGCTTGCGACCTGATTGCCAATATTGCCGATTTTGTCGTTTACGTTAGCGCCGAAGTTCACAGCTTTTTGCAGAATGTCAGGGCTGTAGCTTCCAATGCTAGTCCCAATTCCGCTGCCTATGCTTGGCGTGATAGCCTGACCTGCAAGCGGCCCGGATTGAGCAACAGCACTTGACACGCCCGGAGTCACCATCTGGCCTTGAAGCGGGCCAGACGTTGCCAGAACCTTACCAGCCGTTGCGCCCTGTATACCACCGCCAATGCCGCCAGTTACACCACCGGTAAGCGTATCCTTAAGAACTTTTCCGCCTGTCAATGCGCTAGTCAGTCCAGACGTACCAGCTCCTACAATAGCTCCACCTAAAGCAGAGCCAAGCGCACCAGTTCCAGCACCAAGACCGGCTCCGATTGCAGTCCCTAAGCCGGGCATAAGCAATGATAACGCAATTGGAGCAGCTACCTTCAGAATACCGCCAAGAGCGCCGCTCAGTCCGCTTTTATTCCTCTTGGCAATCAGTGGAGCAAGAGCATTGTCAAGTTGGCCTATATCGCTAATCTGACTGCCACCTTTATAGCCAATAATGCGGTTAATATCGCCTAATGTGTCTGCAATACCCTTCTGCCCTTCATCTACATCTGTGCCAGACCAAAGGCCCCATTTCTTGCCTAGATAACCTGTTGCGCTAGGAGAGAGCTGGCCTGCATATGAGGTTGGTGTTGCTACATCTGCCATTATTGTACCTCAACTAATCCGATTATGGTTAAACCTACAGAAACAGACGTCCAGCTTGGGACAAAAATCTTGCGCGTTGCAGCGTCAACCATTCCTGCATTGCTTCCTGTATAGCCAGAAACAGCAAAACAGATTCCATTCTGTGAAAACGGTAATGGGAAATTGTTGATAGCTGTGCTTCCAGCTGTAGACGTCGAGTTACCGCCATTCGGATTTACATTTATGCGGAAAAACGCCAGATTTGATGTCAGGAGAATATATCTTCCGTCAAAAGTCGGCGTACCAGTAACGGCCAGATTTTCGAATATTGGCGTCCAGCTTGTGCCTATATCACCAGAAAAAAGGAAATTGAAAAACAACGCCCAAGGCATTGTTGCTCTGTTGCCTTCGTCAGTCACCGGATGCTGAATTGGAGGTTGCGTGCGATTACTCAAGATAACTCCCCGTGAGTGCTATCTTGACAGGGTCGCTTATGCGAATGCGGAAAGTCATTTGGTAAGCTATCCCAAGACGTCTGAAGATTGCGCGTTTACGGAACTCACCAGCTTTGCCGATTTCGACATTAAACCAGTCAGACCAAGTACGAGCGCCGTCTTTCGATAGCTTCAAGGAAATCAGCGGATTGTAGCCTTGTGCATTTTCATCCTGAACGCCAACGCCAGCCTCAACACCGATTTCAAGCTTACTATAGCGTACATATTTATTCTCGTCACTAAGATGTGTGTAAATTCTCTCGCGCACAATAGCGCTTCCGGCATCGTCCAAATAATCCATATCAAGCGTGTAAATATTCCCATTACGACGATCACAACAGATATGCTTGTTGAATGCGTACATCAGATCAGCGGCAAGATGCTGCTCGAACTCGCCGGATTCATTAGTGAAAGCACGCTCATGCCATAGCTTAGTAGTTAGATCATAAACAAGCGAAGTCTCAAGACCTCCACCGGTTATAATGTAGAACGTATGCCCTTCGCTCTGATACATATATGCACGCATCAGAGACGGGTATGGGACATGGTTTAGAATAAGCTCAATCGGCTCGGTTGAAATTCGCTGCGGGCTATAACCGCTCATCAACATGACGTTTCCGTTGCCGTATTTATCTTCACTGACCCACAGCACCATGCCGTCATTAACGCATACGGTATGCGCTGCCATGCAGCCGTTTGTGCCAATCGCTCCATTAATGCGACTGAACGGAAAAGCCTCTGCGCCAGTGTTCGACCACACTTCAAAGCTGCGTTTTCCAAACAAATAAAGCTGGCCGGTTACGTTAGCAATCGCAACAAGGTTATCTGGATTGCTTTCTGCCGTTGCAAAATCAAGTGCATCCCAGCTTAATCCGTCAAGAATGCCAGAGATATAAAACCGCCCTGAATTGTTCTCAGTGGCAATGAAATATCCGTCAATGCTATCAACATATCCAACGCTTGCCGGTAAGCCAGTGCCAGTGACTTTCTGGTATAAGTTATTATCGTATGTCAGGATAAAAATGCTTGTTCCGTCGCAAATCGCAAGCTGTAGATCATTCTCAGCAATACTGAGATTTCCTGAAGATTGGTCAATAGTTCCCCGTAGCGTATGCGTTCCATCCTCGAAAACCTCAAACACTCCAGAACCGCTAACAATAAACGCGCGGCCAGTGCTTGAGCTAAAACACTTCCGGCCCGGCCCATTTCCCAGATTATCAAACAATGTCAGGCCCGGAGTTCCATATAGCGCTGCAGTCTCTTTTCCCATTTCATCGAGAACAGGAAACAGGTTTATGGTTCTTTGCGCATCAAGTGGCAAAGACCGCATCTGATAGGAAGGCCCGACAAGTCCTATTTTAGCCATCAGTAACCCTGACCTGTGTAAATGTTGAACTGCTCTGATCCAATCGGCTGCGCGTCCATCGTCCTGTTCTTTGCGACAGCCATCTCCAATGTAGCGCGTGCTTGATTGGCAATAAGCTTCAAGTCGTCGCTAACAGGCTGCCCATATTCTGGCTGCAGCAGCGTCGCAAGCTCGTGCGTCAAGAAGTGAACCCAGCCCGGCGGCAGATCAACCTCTGTATCAAGCTCAAACTCTGCGAGCGGGTCTTCTGTGCGCAAATGGATATTCCAGTTTGATGTTGGCACAGGGTAAAGCGTAATCGTTCCAAGCGGATAACCGTTGTCATAAACATAGCGCTGGCTCGGTAATGCCATAAGGCTTTTCAGCGCTGTGTTCTCATCGTAAGACGTGTCGCGATACGGATAAAGCGGATAGTCGATATTGCCAATTCTGACATATGCAGACGCGATCTTCATCGGCCTAACTGTATTAAAATCTCCGCCAATGCCAATTGTGTAGCTTGCCTTACCACCAACAAGCGGAAAAATCTTCTCCTGACGTGTGTAAATCATCAGGTTGTCATTTGAATTTATAGATAAAATCTGGTTAAGGCTTTCAAGCCCGTCTTGGGCTTCATCAGACGACGGCACTTCAGTTTTTGTCAGGATTCCTGCTTTCTGCATTGCCCTGCGGATTATTGTTCGCGCCGTCGTCATGATGAACCTCTTTTTTATTACTCTGCTTCTGCTTCAGCTTCAGCAATAAGATCACGAATCCGAGCTTCAGACATGCGGCCATCAACATCAAGGCCAAGCTCCCGAGCTTTCGCAACAAGATCAGCCTTTGTTACCTCTGGCTCTTCCTTCACCTCAGGCTCAATAACTACAGGCTTAGGCTTGTCTGCTCGCTCCCAGCCAATACCCTCAAGCTGGCTCTGGAAACGCTCAAACGTGAATTTGACTTCGTTTCCACGAACGAACTTTACAATCTCATCAGTCATTTTTCACACCTATACAGTTGGAATTAGCGGGGGCTTTTATACCCCCGCCTTTTTCATTACTTCCAAAGACGAGTTGCCCATTCAGGACGTACAGCTGTGAAGCCGTACAACACGTCAACGCGCATAATCATCTTGTCTGTCAACGGGACGTAGTCCTGAATAACACGGATGCTGATGCCACCCTCACGTTCCTGCGAGGCCATATGGACACCGTCAGGCAGAACCAGCGGAGCAGAGACCAAGCGGAAAGCAGACTTCTGATAGGCCAAGCTGTTGCTGTAGCCAGTCGATGCAGAACCGAAGAACGTCACAGTGCCGCCCGAGCTATTCGGGAAAGCGCTGATATTCTGACGCCCGCCAGTGGTATACATCGCCGGATAGACAGACAGATCAGCGTAACCAGAACCGTCCGCAGTCGCATCAGCAGTCACAACAAACTGTTGCAGGTAGTCATATGCAACCTTTGTAACCGGATGAACCGCATAAACGCCAGCAACAGTAAAGGTAGAACCATTGGTCACTGTGCCGGTTGTGGTGGTCAGGCCCTGAACGCTGATAGTGGTCGCGCCCTGCGAGCTTACAGTCGTGCGAACACTAACGCCGGTAACGTCATTGCCATTCGTATGAGTCGGCAGGAGGTTGTTCTTGAGGAACGTGAACCCATCCGCCATACCCATAGCGCCAGACTTGTACTGCTCAGAAATCTCAGCAGACGACTGGAAAAGGCCTTTGCGTGCATTCACAGCCTTACGTGCAGCAGAGCTATCAAGCAGTGCAAAACGCTTGTCATCAAGCGGAGCCAGATTCTTATCGAGCAGTTCGCCAGCCGACAACATCATGTCGGTGTCGAACAGGCTTGAACCGGGTGTTCCGACCGAGTTACCGACAGCGTTCTTTGCGTCGCTCAAGCACTCCGCTTCAATGCCGTTCGCGAGAGTGGTGATTGCCGGATCAAGAATACGATTCATCCAGTCCTTCAGCGCGAGATCGGTTGCAATCTCAGCCGATGTCATGGCAATCGGGACGTTACGCTGACGAGACAGCGGCAGAGTGACCTTCTCCTCAACGATGTCCTGAACTGCCGATGTAATATCAGCAGTGTTGTTCATCGTGAAACGGGCAGGCTTGTTGATCGTGATCGTATCGCCAGCCATATAGCCGTTTGCACCCTTGAATGTGGCGTCCGGCTCTACGTCAATAGTGTTCAAGAACTGGCATTTGTCCTTGAACATTTTCGCAGCACCCTTGGCGATAATCGTCTGGGCCTGCTTTACGGTTAATACTGAATTACCCATGTTTTATTTTCCTTTTGGTTAGCTCTTCAGCCACTTCATGATGTCATCACCAGAGAGTGCGTGGAGCGGTTTTGCGTTAACCCCTGTCCCCTTCGCAGCGCGAATAGGCTCAGGAGCGGTTACGGTTGGTTTTGCAGCACGACTAGATAGCATCTTCTGTTCGCCTCGTGCTTGAGCATTCATCAGATGCACCGTGGCAATCGCAGTTGGAGCGCTTAAAACGTCCTCAAGGATGCCTTCTTTCGCCAGCGTATAAATGGCAAGCGGGGCGTTATCCATTTCATAGATCACGTCCGTTAATTCGCTGCCTAAGCTTTCAAGAACCGGCGCATATTGAGAAATGACTGGGGCCAGATCAGGAACCTGCTTTGCAGTTTCCACAGCCACCATATTCAGCTCTTGATTGCGCTTTTCCTGAATTAATGCGCGCTGGCTTTCCAGTGCTTCGAGTTTGCCCTTGTTCTGAACTTCTTCCATCGCCGCACGAATCTGGTGCTTTACATTCGCCTCGTTAAAGTCGGTGTAAGTCTCAAACTTGTTCGGGTCAGGTGCAGTGGATGCATCAGGCTTAAATGCCTTCAGCTCCGATAGTTTGGCCTCAAGTTCTCGGACTTGTGCCCTGAGCTGGCGTTTCTCACGCTTAGCTCGATTGAGTGCGTTGACTGCTTTCTTCGGAAACGGTGTATCCTCAGTATTGCCTTCTTCGCCCTCTTCGCCGGACTGAACCTCTTCAGTTCCGGCTTCAGTCTGAACAACATCAGATTCAAGCGCAGGAGCCTCAAGAGCAACCTGACCGCCAGAAACATCAGCCGCAACAGAAACATCAGTCATTTTTAACCTCAACAGTTAATTGGCCTTGCTGGCCTGTTACTGGCTGAGCAACCACGCCCGCCATCCTGTTTGCCTGATTGGCAATAAGCTCGGCTTCTTTCAGCTCAAGCTCCTTCGCCTTCAGTGCAATTTCCTGTTCCTTGATTTTCAGCTCGCCGGACAAACGCGCTTCCTCGAGCTGCAATCGCGCAATCTCAAGCTGATTGTCTGCTTGCTCGCCATGCGCTTTCAGATTGATTTCCTGCTGCTTCATCTGCAATTCAGCTTGCTTGCTTTGCATTTCAGCCTGTAGCTGCTGTATAGCTTGCTGGAGCTGCTGATTCTCAGCCTGAACCTGCGCCATCTCAGGGTTTTCGCCTTCGGTAGCTGCCTTAATCTCAGGCCGCAGAATAGCCTTAAGCCGCTCACTGACAGCCTGAGCGCCGGGGAAGTCCTGATACTTGAACATCAGATCACCAACAACAGCCATCATCTCAGGCTGCGATGTCACGATGTCCTTGAATAGCAAAGCAGCTTCCTGGCGCATTGTCGGAGTGCTGCCGCCAGTCGTGACGCGAATAGAATATTGACCACGCGAAAGGTCATATGTCTGCTCTTGGCCCTGAGCCAGTGCGCCATTAATGCCAACAAGCTCAGTCTCGCCTTCTTCGCCGATAACGCGCACAAGCTTAGGCTCGCTGTCGATGATCGGAATCATGCTGACCAGCACACGGCCACACTGCGCGATAGAGCGCACTAGATTATCTCCGAAATGATAGACAGCTGCCTCGCCCTGAATTTTACGGGCATTAATCGCAACGCCAGACTGCTCATTGCTGCGGTCGCCCATGTAAGCGTTGTAAAGACCAAGCGTCGTCTTGATGTCCTGCTGCGCCTGAATACTGGCCTGTGAGATACCGACTGGAACCTGAGGCGGTGGTGTAAGTTGCGGCGCTGGGAAAAAACTACCATTAGGCGCGGTTACTGGATTATAACGAAGAACAGCCGCTTTTTCTGGGTTAAGCCAATCTTCAGCGAAATCCTCTGTAGTGCCAACCGGCGCAATTGCCGTTGCCTTAGGAGCGCGAATAAGCAACTCCGCTTCCATCGTTTTCCAGTAATTAAACATCCGTTGCGCGTCTTTGCTGCGGCGGATCAGGCTATTGATTTTTCGCTGTCCTGCTTCCCAAGCTTCTTCGCCATATACGGGAATAATAGGTATGTACTTTCCGGGGAATGTCGTCGATTCCAGAATTTTATCGCCGCTCATCTTATAGCGATGCACGATCCGTTTTTCCAACTTGCGCGTGCGCATATAAGGCTTGTTTTCCTGCATTTCCTCGATGTCGCCATTCTCGGTCATGCCAACAGTCTTGTATTCGCGCTCTATTTCGAAGTATTCGACAACATTAATTACTGATTCGTTCTTATTTCCATTTGAGCTACGGCCTAAATCCAAGTCGAACGAGACTGGTTGTTCATCCGGATACTGGCGCTCGAAATCTGATTCTGTCATTTCGTCGATGACAATCGCCCATTCTGCATCCGATCCATCTGGCTCGATGCTGTTCGGGTCGATGAGAATAGAAAACGGATTAACCACGCGATTGATAACGATTTCCTGCTCAAAACTCGCGTCGTCTTTATAGCGGTGATCGATACGGATAAAGCCAATCGAGCATTTAATCGCTGAGTTTACAGCCGTATCGTAAGCGTCATCCGCCTTGCTCTGATGCTCGATGTCTTTAATTCGCCCCTTGAATATCTGGGCAATCGTCTCGTCAGCATCTTGATCGTTCGGAATGACGTTGATACTCGGCGTGTTCATGCGGATATTATTCGACACCTGATTGACAAACTGCATCAGCTGGTCAACGGTCAATACTGGTTTTTTACGATTGGTTCGAGTTTCGTAATCCTGTGTATCCCACTGAGCGGAAGGGTCATCGCTCAGAAAACGCAAATCCTCACGCGCTTTATTGTAAATTTCGCGCCACATATCATTAGCGTGCGATGCGTTTTTTCTCGCGCGCTCTAAAACGACCGACTTGTCGTCATCTTCTGGGAAATCTATATCGGCCACGTCATCCACACGGAAGCATGATTCACATGGCCGCAAACGCGCCGATATATGCCGCATGAAGCTGGCCGAATTAATATATCAATTATTGTTAACGCTGTCAAACGCTCATCCACGAGCCGCGTTGCGCACGTTTATACGGGTCGATCTCTTTTTTAATTTCCCCCGCCTCAGCTATAGATAGACTTGACCTTACGGCATACCTCATCGCGTCCATGATATGATCGTTTTCTTTCACAATGCGCCCCTTGTCATCCCGCCGATAAAGCCGCAGCTCCTCAAGCAACGCCTGACACGTCCTGAATATCTTGAGCCTACCTGTGGTCATGCGGGTATAAACGTCAAAAATACCAGCCTCGACAGCATTGTCGGCCAGCGTCAGATCGAGGCCAAGAGTGCGGTACTGGTCGATCAATTTGCGCCCGTCATCCTGACCGCGACCCTGAGATGCTGGGTCGATTACGCCGCGCCGAACTCTGCGCGATTTAATCGCGTCGGCATGGCTAGAAGGCTCAGTCTGACCGCGCTTGTAGTCGCTCGTGATATATACAATATCCGCTTCGGCATCGTGGGCAATCCAGCAAGCGGCTGTGTTGTTCCAGCCGACATCCATGCCGTATGCGCGCCTGAAATGGGGAGGTATCTCAAACGGGTCGATGAGCAGGTCCGTCTCTGGCACAGCGTATACAGCGCCACTACCGAGCTGCGGAATACCCTTTGATCGGGCGTCGCGCTGATAAGGCGGGAGCGCGGCCATAAGAGCTTCTTTGTCGGCCGCCGAAAGGTGCGGCGCGTCGTCCCAGCCAGCGCGAACAACTCGACTAATGCCATGCTCGTCCTTTTTCATGAAACTAATAACAGTTTCTGACATGCCCTTGAGCGGCGTGAAAGCCAGCAAGACAAGACCTTGAGTCGTCATCGTGCGGATCAGGCACTCGTTGTGGACGGAAAGCGGCGGCTCCTCGTCCTCGATTACAACATCGCGCGCCGTAGCCTGAAAAGCCTCGCGTCCTTGATCGTAGCTCTGGAATTGCAGGATGCTCAGGCCGCCGTTGACGTGTTTGACCTGAACCGTGTCGACAGCGTCAGGAACGCCGCTCTTGGCCGTTGTGCTGTCGATGCAGTCGCGCGGAATCAGGCCGCTGCCACGGTCGGAAGCAGGGCCAAGCAGCTTTTCTTGAATGGAATCGCGCACAAGCCGCGCGGTTTCGCCAGCCACAAGAATATTAACCGGCTTCTTAAAGCGCTTTCCCTGCCACCAGTCAGGGTACAATCCGGTCAGCCACACAGCTGCGCAAAACGCAACGGTTTCAGATTTACCGACGCGATTGCCCGCCATAAAGCAGACTTCGCGAAAAGTCGCTGTAGCCTCAATAAACTCAAGGTGTTTTTTATATCCGCCGCGCACGTCGTCAGGCAGAAAATAATCCATCCTGTTGTATTTACGACGCTCCAGCTCGGCGCGCACGTCAGCGGTTGTTATATTAATTTTTTCCGGCATCTTCAGACGACGCTGCTAGTATTGACTCGAGCCGCTCGGTCGGGATTTCGCGCAGCACCTGCGCAGTCACGTTTGACACAGCGACAGGCCCGCCGTTGGGGCCGCTGTGTTCATTCTTTACCGTCTCGGCCCATTTGGCACGGGTCTTGAGCCAGAAGATCATGCAAGCGGTGTCTCCCTGCATTGCCTTTTGATACAGCTTTTCTGCAATCTTGCTGTTTGCCTTTGCCGTCGAAACATCCAGCTCGTCGCGGTAATACTTGCGGAGCGTTTCGTGATTGCATCCGACAACCGCAGCAATATCCTCTTGTGGCACGCCATAAGCACACATGGCTGATACGGTCTTGCGGGTTTCGTCAGTTGGTTTATGAGTCATTAAAAGCCGCCCCCGTCTCAGCGTGGGTTGCCTGCTTGTTTGTGAAGTCCTGCCAACGTTTTATGATTACGTCGCAGTATTTGGGGTCAAGTTCCATGGAGCGGTTAATGCGGCCTGTCTTTTCGCAGGCAATAAGGGTCGATCCGGAACCTCCAAATAGGTCAAGGACTACATCTTGCCCCTTACTGCTGTTGTTAATCGCCTCTTCTGGCAATGCAACAGGCTTTTGGGTGGGGTGCTTATATGTTGCCTGAGCATCCCTGCCAATCTTCCATACTGTCGTCTTTGACCTATCTCCACAGAAAAAGTGCGAACCTTTTCCGCCATGCTTCCACCCGTACAGGATTGGCTCGTGCTGCGCCCTATAATCTTGCCAGCCCATGCCAGCTGATTGTTTCAGCCAAATGATTGTACTGGACTTCTTAAACTGCTCTCCAAAAGTCTTTTCAAACGC